GCCACGTAGAATACTCATCAGTAACCCTGGTGGATTATAGATAAGCTTCTTAACCCCCCGGGGGAACAGGAGTGAATCCCCTACGCACCTCACCTGTTTAGGCATCACCACATAAGATCGATAGATAATCGACCCGTTGCGATTCCGCTTTGGTAGATGAGATAGGTAAGTGGATGGAACGCGAATACCGGCATCGATGTTCTCTTCAAAAGGTACCAAGACCTGCTTGTTAGCAGGCCTTAGCCAATCGAAAAGACATCTAATCCCACTTGGTAGTGGGATACCAGTGTAAGCGGTCCACTCATTTAGGAGGTTAATGGCGACAAAGACATCTTGTGGAGACCGTAATGCTTTTACAAAGACACTACGGGCGGGTTGGCCATAAAACCAATCCGTCCCACAAGATTCTCTGAACGGACCTTCAAAGAAGGTCTTCGAGGTATTGACTTCACAACCAATGATGCGAAGGAGACGAAGCACATTCCTGAAGACGGAAGTCTTCACGATGAGATCGTCCCCGAAGCAGCACCAGTTGTAGTCATTAGGCCCACTAAGCTGCGTTTCTGACGCAACCGAATAAGCCGCTCGAATAAGACAACTGAATATGATGGTTTGCAAAGGGAACGTGAAACCGTTACCCATAGTGCTTATCATAAACAGTGGCACGTCCTCTTTATTAAGCGTAGTTTTGCTAGATCGCAGCTCGAGTAAGGTTTCGAAAAACCATCTCGGGAGGCAACTTTGCAGCATACGCAAAGATAAAGAATCGGATGCGCTGGATAGGTCAATCGTACTGAAAGACCCATCAAGCGAACCCAGACGTGCGAGTCGACGATTCTTCTGGGGCTGGCTGTCCAGGCTAATATTCATTAGCTTATACAGCCTCTCCTCCAGAAGAGCGCCAAGGCCTAGCTGGAAAAACATATTCAGCGAGGGCGCGACGCAAATCATACGACTCGTGTCTCGCGTTTTTGGTACAAAACTGCATCGACTGCCACCAACTACGTCAAACGAACCAAACTCTGCTCGGCGGAGGCATTCCGCCTCAAGCCAAGTAGGATTCGTTTTTACATAGTTGCTGTACATCTCGTACAGAATGGGAGACGTAACCGTCAACTTTGATGCGAAAAGCTTAGCATACATGCTAAAGCCATTAGCACCGATAGCCGACCCTGGTCCTACCCGCGCAGAAGACAGAATGTCTTCATACGAGGAGAAGATAGGACTCTGATTACGATGGTGAAAGAATCTGTAGAGGGAGTCTTTAAACTCCCCCCACAAAAGTTCGTCACCATAATCGTTCAGAGTTAAGCTCCAGTCCCTGCACTTTTTATTTGATGCAAGGAACTTCTCTTTCGCAGCTCGGTCAGCCTCAGAACTATCGTCAGGGATCCATTTACGGACCACATCGTACAGTAGAGAGGTTGAGACAAACTGCTTATAAGAAGCGTCTGGCGGCAATTTGCTAGGGGCAACTGGCCCCAAGGGCAAAAAGCGTCTTACGTCATCATATATAGCAGAATAAAGAGCATCAGGGCGAATGCCCATAAGTGTTCCTTAGTGAATGTGTCGCTACGCCTCGAGAACCTATTACTAGGTAATCTCAAGTCTGACATTTACTCTACCTGATCGGTTTTAGCCTATCAGCTCGAATAAAAGTGTCAAAGCTCCAATTATTGAAGCAATGACAGTCAGCAAGGCCTCATGATGTTCCGGAAGCCACGACATGATCTTTCTCTAGATCACGCCCGTGACTAACGTATCTCCAAGAGAAGCACTAATAGAATTAATGCTTCCAATGAAGAGACTCATGAGAGCGCGTATATTAGGCGCGTCCGCAGTGTCGCTACCCGCTGGTACTTCAATCTCCAACCGCGCTTGCGCGGGGACGGAGGCTTGACCTGCCAGTGGGGTAACTCCCTTGCGGCCGAGAATCTTATACACGTTTCGCGGCACACTACGCAGAACACCCGTCACAGGATCTACCGCGCTCAGAACTTTTAGGTTCTGGGGACGCGACAGGGTCATTGTGAAGGGCCGACTTGGACTCGACGTTGCATCTACTCCAGCCTGCGTACCGCCAATCGCGGTAACCGCATACTGTTTCCCTGCACTCGTAGGGGCCGTATCGGTGGCTAAGGTGTACGTCGGAGACGTAAAACC